TGGAGGAGGACCAGCAGATCGTCGAACGGATCGGCCCGACGCGCCAGGCCCAGGCCGGGCACGACCGCCCGGTTTTTATCCACCACATCGTCGCCGCTGGCACCGTCGACGAGCTGGTCATGGCACGACGCGACAGCAAGCGCGCAGTGCAGGACCTGCTGCTCGAAGCCATGAAAGCCCGAAAGAAATGAACCACGACAACACCCAACCCCAGACGGATGTTCCCGAAACCGAGTTCGGTAACACCACCCCGCCACCCCAGGACGACAACGATTTCCCCCTGGGCAAAGCCTGCGACTTGTCGGGCGAAGGAACCTGCGAGGCGTGCCAATGACCGACAAGACCAACCCCCTCGCCGTGCAGGTCGCCGGCGACCACTACAAGGACCTGCCGATCCAGCCGGTCGAGTTCATCCACGCCAACGGCATCGGCTTCTTCGAGGGCAACGTCATCAAGTACGTGAGCCGCTGGCGCGCCAAGGGTGGCATCAAGGACCTGGAGAAGGCCCGGCACTACATCGACCTGCTGATCGAGCTGGAGGGCCGCGCATGAAATCCCAGCACGTCACCACCCTGCCGCTCGGCTACGACGAGCAGACCCAGATCACCCTGACGCCGCGCAACGAGATCGTGGCCGTCCACCCCCTCATGCCACCCATCATCTACGACGAGCAGGTGATGCGCTGGGTCGAGCTCAAAGTCGAGGAGGTGCCACATGGATGAGATCGACCTGGCCCAGGAGCGCGAGGAGATCGCGACCCGCGACGCCATCCGCCGGCACTCCAAGGAAATCCCACCCGGCACCCCCGGCGACTGCGACCTGTGCGGCGAGTGGAGTGGCCGCCTGGTGAACGGGACCTGCGCCCGCTGCCGCGACAAGTACGGACTCGACTGAAATGATCCTGACCCCCGAGGAGCTCGCCGCCCTCACCGGCAAGGTTCGCCGCGATGCCCAGGTCCGCGCCCTGCGGTTCATGGGCATCGACCACAAGGTGCGCCCCGACGGCACGGTGGCCGTGCTGCGCAGCCATGCCGAAAAGGTCCTGGGCGGCGAGTCGTCATCCAGTAAAGTGAAGCGAACCGAACCCGACTTCAGCATGGTGCGTTGATGGCGCGAAAGCGAAACCCCGAGAACCGCGGCCTGCCGGCTCGCTGGGTCCAGAAGCACGGCGCCTATTACTACGTCACGCCGCCGGCGGCGCGCTCGATGTGGGACGACAAGACCTGGTTCAAGCTGGGCGACACCCTGGCCGAGGCGTACCGGGAATGGGCCGCCAGGATGGACCGCCCCGAGGTCACGACGCTGGGCGATCTGTTCGACCGCTACCTGCTGGAGGTGATCCCCGAGAAGAAGGCCATCACCGGCAACGAGAACCGCCGGCAGATCGAGAAGCTGCGCCCGACCTTCGGCGCCATGAACGTCGCCGACCTGGAGCCGCACCACGTCTACAAGTACATGGACGCCCGCACGGCCAAGGTCGCGGCCAAGCGCGAGGTCGAAACCCTGTCCCACGTATTCACCAAGGCCGTCGAGTGGGGCGTCATCAAGGCCCACCCGTTCAAGGGCGAGGTCCGCGTCACCGGGCTGAAGAAGCCCCGCACCAGGTACGTCGAGGATTGGGAACTGATCGAGGCCCTGGCCATGAAGCCGTTCAGGAAGAAGGGCTCGGTCCTGATGATCCAGTCCTACCTGCGCCTGAAGCTGCTCACCGGCCTGCGCCAGCGCGACCTGCTCATGCTCACGGTCAGCGACTGCAAGGACGACGGCATCCACGTCGACCCGTCCAAGACCCGCGACAGCACCGGCAAGCGCCTGGTGTACGAATGGACTGACCAGCTCAGGGATGCCGTGGAGAACGCCAAAGCGTCGCGCCCTGCCCTGTCCCCGTACCTGTTCTGCAAGACCGACGGCGGCTGCATGGTCGACGCCGTGACCGAAAAGGCGAAGGCGTTCTCGGACACCTGGCAGAACTTCATGGGCCGGGTCTTGCGGGAAACGAAGGTGCAGCTCAGGTTCACCGAGCACGACCTGCGCGCCAAGGTCGGCAGCGATGCCGAGTCGCTGGAGCGTGCGCGCCAGCTCCTGGCGCACTCGGACATCCGCCTGACCGAGAAGGTCTACCGCCGCAAAGCCGAGCGGATCACCCCGGCGAAGGGCCTCGCCAATTAGACAATTCGGGGTTTGTTAGACAGCAACTGCCCGCAAACGCCCTATCCATGCGGGTTTCCAGGTGTTCATACAAGGTTCGATCCCAGTACCGCCCACCAGCTAAAACCCCAATTTAATCAGATAGTTAGCGCCCTCGAAACGTCTAACTGAACGGGCAGTACAACCGGCCTAAGTCCTTGATTTCATTGGATGCGGGTCGGTTCAATTAGACAGCAATTCGACCTCGGCCTGGCGTCGCTTGACCAGTCCAGGCAGCACGCGGCCCCCTCCCCTGGTCCACTTCATCAGCTCGGCGGCAGCGCCTGGCCAGTCGCCGGCGTTTAGCTTGCGGCGCAGCGTCGAGGTCTGCAGGCGACCGATGCCCAGGTTGTAGGCGAAGTCGACGATGGCGTTAAGCACGCGCCAGTCACCGGACATCAGCGCCAGCGGCAACAGGCCGGGGCACTGGCGCAGCACGCCGGGGGCGTAGGTATGAAACAGCTCGCGCATCAGCAGCTCGCGGGCTGCCAGCTCGGTCATCGGCGGATCGGTCAGGGCGACCTTGCGCCCGTCGGCGTAGTAGGTGGACCCGTACCCAACGGTCGGCACGCCGGCCGGGCACAGGTAGGGCTTCGAGCGGAACCCCTCGAACCGCCGGCAAAGCTCGGCAGCGAGGTCGAGCTTCATAGCAGGCCGCGCTTGGCCAGGGTGCGGTCCATGATCCAGTAGTTCACGACGCCGCACAGCAGCGCCATGTCGTCCGGAGCCCACATCTTGGCGATGATCTCGGCGCCCTGGGCGTCGGCCTGCACCAGCACGTAGAACGTGGCGATCTTGACCAGGCCGTACAGGACGAGGACGTAATAGGTCATCACCGGGCGCACGCTCGCGGACAGCGCGGCGATGAACCCGCCGGCCGCTTTGGCCAGCTCGGTCTGCTGGTCGATGGCCGACTTGAACGCGGCCATCACGCCGGTGTCGACCGCCAGGTCGCGCTCGGCGCCGATCTCCTGGAGCTTGATCGAGCCGCGCACCTTCTCCAGCTCGCACTGGCGCTCGAACATCGCGAGCTCGTGTGCGCGTTCGTTCTTTCGGTCGAGCCACTTCAGGACCTCGGGCGCCAGGCGGAAGGCGCCACCGATCAGCGACCCAAGAACACCACCGCCGAGCAGCTCCAGCATGGTCAGCCTTTCGGCAGGGCGTTATGCCCAGCAAGCCACATGGCCAGGCCCATGACCGCGACGCCGGTCAGCCATGCCAGCTTCTTGAGGACGGACTTGCCGACCTCGGTGTAGACCTTCTCCAGGGCGACATTGGCAGCACGTTCGGCAATGGCGTCGATCTGGGCTTCGGTCAATTCGATTTCCTTCACTGGCATGTACGGGGACCTTTCAAACGATTAGATGGCTTCGACGGCCCGACGTGCAGCCTGTTCAGCCCCCAGGCGTGCCTGGCGATCCGCGGCAGATTCGATCTGAGCGGCCATCACGATGTCGTCCTTGGTGCCAGTGATCGACTCACCTGCAGCCAGCTTGCGCTGCACTTCTGCGGCGACAATCTCGTCGATAGCGATGCGGCAGCGTTCATGCGCGGCGTTGTTGATCCAGTTCTCTGGGGAAAATGCGACAGTAGCCAGCGCTTTGTGTTCGGCGTCAGAGAGGGTGATTGTGATTTGCATGATGTTTCCTTTCAACCAACTAAGTGACCTGACAAGAATGTTGCTTGGCTATTTCCTTCGGCAGTGAAGGACTTGCTCGCCTCGCAATGAAGCTCCACATAATCGCCAGCGTTCAAATATGCGATGCCAGATACGCTAGATTTTCCATAGCTTGCCCCACCACCATCCCATCCGCCTTGAATCCGCCTAGACCCATTGACCCAAATTTCGGAACTTAGATAATTGAAAGTGCCGGTGCTGCCAATTGTTGAAACACAAGCGCTGAGGTAATAAGCACCAGTGACGGGGGCTGTAAATCGTTGTGTTGATGTGTTAAAGCCTGAGCCAACATTTACAGCTGCCGTAAATGTTCCGGCGATCTTTGCGACGTTACCTGGGTGAGAAAAGTTTGCGCTCAGTGCAGCAAAAAACGCTGGTTGATACGGCATCGTGACGCGACCCAAGCCATCAACCCTAAGTCCCAGCTGCCCGGTTCCGTGATACAAGTTAATCCCGCCACCGGCACGCTGCACAATCTCAAAATCAGTACCCGTGTAGTTGTTTATCTGAACGACACCAGAAGGCTTGCTGAAGTTCAGATCGCCGGTCATCGTGTCGCCAGCCTTGTTGACTGGCGTGTAACTGAGCGACACCTGGCGCCACCCTGTATTGCCTGTGCCCGACTCTTTGATCCACAGCACCGTGCCGGTCGAACCGGCCAGGTTGATGTAGATCGAGCCGACACCAGCCGACACGTTCCCTTCGGGCGTCGCATACGAGTTGCTGACTTCGATGCCACGACGATTCGTGTTGTCGAACAGCATGTTGAAGTTGTCCGACGACGAGTTCTGTTCGTTGTCGAAGTTCTTGATGCGCGAGCCCAGCGTCGCCGAGCCCTCGGCGATCACGTGCGCGTACACACCGCCGGCCACGTCGTCGCGCACGTTGTTGCCGGTGAACGCGATGTCCGTCACCGTGGTGGCCGACCCGGCGTAGACCGACACAGCACGCTCACACGCGGAAATCTTGTTCGCCTTGATGCTGGCGTACAGCGCCGTCGACACGGGCGAGTCGATAAAGATGAAGCGCGAGCCGGACGTGCCACTGCCAGGACCCACGAACGTGTTGCCGGTGACGTTCATACCCTGAACTTCGCGCGTCGCGATGATGCCGCGTCGACCGCGCATCACGTTGCCGATCACGGTCAGGTTCTTGCCGGTGCCGCCCACGGGGATCTCGGCTGCGATGCAGTGGTTGCCCGTACCGTCCGACTCCAGGGTGTTGCCTGCGATCAGCATGTCGTCGTTGTCGGGGAACGAGAAGCAAATCGAGCGCAGGTGGCCGGTCGCCACGTTGCCGGTGATGACCATCTGCGAGCCCGACGCCTCGATACCCCAGCGCAGCGTGCCCACCGTGTCCTTGAACGTGTTGCCTTGGATCACGGTCTGGTCGCCACCCTCGGACCAGCCCATCGCACCGCCCACGGTCGTGTTGCCGATGACCTTGCCGCGATGGCCACGTGCTGCCAGGCAGATCGAGCCGTCGCCCTGGGCGGCGTTGGTCGAGCCCATGACGGTGTTGCCGCTGATCTCCCAATCCCACTGTGCTTCGCCGCCCGTTGTCGAGTTCGACGTGAACAGGATGCCCTGGTCCAGGATGCCCTCGTTGCCGAGTGCGATGTAGTTGTCGCGGGCCTTGTTGCCGTACAGGGCGACGCCGCTGGCAGTCTCCATGTAGATGCCGTAGCAGGTCGCCGACGTCGAGTAGCCGATGTCGGTGATCCGGCATCGCTCGACCGTGCAGCGGTTGCCGCCCACGACCTTCACACCCGAGCCTCGGAAGTTCTTGATCGTTGCCTCGTACACGGCACCGTCGTCGGCATGGATGCCGATGGCCCAGGAGCCGAACGCATCGCCTGCGGTCTGGTTCGCTTTGTTGCCGTCCCAGGTGCCACCGATCACCGTGCAGCGTGCGTGATTGATTCGCAGCGGGCGGTAGATCGTCGAGTTGGCCTTGAGCTTGATCGTGGAGCCGACGGCGTAGAAGGTCGTGTCGGTTCCTGCAGACGTCACCTGGTCGATCAGGAATGTCTTGCCGGCAGGGAACACGATGAGCTTCGCGCCCGAGTTGATCGCGGCCTGCACGGCGGTCGTGTCCTCGGTCGTGCCGTCGCCCACTGCGCCGAAGTCGGTCACTTGCGCGCCGTTCTTGAGCGCGTCGACGAGCTTGTCGCTCGACCAGGTTTTGACCGTGCTGACCACGGAGTCGTCGATGACGCCTGCGGCCACGGCGGTCGCCGCTTCGTTGGCCCAATACTTGGCGCTGTACTCGCTGCCGGAGACAGGGCCGTCGGTCTTGATGGCCCAATTCTGTGCGGTCGTGGCCGAGCCGCTGGCGCTGGCTGCGCTATTGCTGGCGCTGGTGGCCGAGTTGGCCGAGTTCGTCGCCGACGTGCCGGCGCTCGATGCGCTGGATGCGGCAGCGGTCTGGGAGCCGGCAGCAGCAGCGGCCGACGTGGATGCCTCGCCGGCCTTGGTCGTGGCGATGCCGGCCTGGGTCGTGGCCGTGCTGGCCGAGCC